TTGTTGCTACAGCAGCTGCTTTCTTTTTTTGTGTTTTCTTGGGCCTGTTCATTTTCTACTTGTGTAAAGAATGACAGTATGTACCGAAGCATACACCGATTAAAAGTTAAGAATTGAGAGAGAGAGAGATCAAAGAAAGGGAGAAAATAATACTATGGGAAAGGAAAAATCAGAAACAATTTTTAACAGGTCTGATTTAACAGCGCTAACCTGTTCTATTCCTTCTTCACCAGAGTATAATCCCCAAATCCACTGATCACTCTTATACACACTCAACACTTGATCCATTGACATTGGATCACGCTTTGGGTTAAACTCTACATCACCAAACATTTCATCGCAATATCTGCGACGAAGATAATTGATGTAGTCCATTAACACATCACGCACCTCTTCATTTGCCCAACTGTCAATCCTTAGAGCGCTCGCGCGCAATAGATGCCAGCGGACATCATCGATAGATGCTCCATACATCATGGATGATAAAACACGATCAGTTGCCGGACACGGTAACCACAATCCATTTATTTGTTTAAATGATTGTGATAAAAAAGTACATTCCGACAATGGGCGTGGATCAAAACAAGGAGTATTGGTTGTCACACCGATACCTGACCACACAGAACTCACCGCTTTAGGATTAAACCAACCTACACAATTATCACTAACTGTGAAAGTGTTGTCATCACCATTTAAAGCTGCTTCAACATGTTCCATGAAGTCACTATATCCACCAAACTGGGAACCAAGATACTTGCGAATTTTCACATCCGCACACGACGCCGCGACATACTTCTGTAAATTATCCTCTGCAAACTTTTCAGCCGCAAGGAGAATCCAGGCATAAGCAAAGAGTCGAAAAAGTATCATAGTATTATCCACAATAGTATTAGCACTACCACTAGGATTCCCAGTAGTTTTTTGAATAAGCTCCCCATTTTCCAGAACAATTACGGACTTAACTATCGAATCATAAAGTCGCTCAAGCCTTAATCGATTTTCTGGGGTTTTATCATTCCGGTCCAACATATTCCACCTAATCTCCATCTGCCCAAACATCGCCTCTGCAAACAAAGATGAATCATATTCTGATTCATCCAGTTCAAAAGCATTTGGATGTTTGGAAAGTCTCCGATATAAAGAATCAAAGCCTTGGTTGAATTTGTTAGCACCGACGAAAGACCAACATTTGTTGGCTCCCGCATAAAAGTTGTTGTTCATGTCCAAACACAAACGATTGCAAGCAACCGAGTGTTCGAGAGGTGAAGCTGTGAACGTTCTGATTTTGTTCGCCTGTAATTTTTCAACAGTACGTAACTCACATTTTTGAGCACAGGTCCATATCGGAACCATCACCTGGGGAGCAGTGCCCTGCCCCAACATGTTCCAGTAATCATCCAGCGCAGCAACAGCTGGGCTTACCAAGAATTCACTTTTTGTGTGATATTCCAG